GTACTTCCACAGGCACAACCAAATCCACTAGCCCAAATGGTGCAGCAAGTTGCGCCTAAAGAGAAAAAAGCTATTCCGCAAGAAACTGTACCCCGTGTAGAAGCCAAAGAAGCCTTAGAAGACCAGCTTGCTAAGGAGCCAGTTAGTGCTGATACGGAAGAATTGATGCGTCAGCTTGGTATTGCTAAAGCACAGCGTGCAAATTTAGAAGGTGGTACAACACAAGCCTTACAAGATGCTGTTGCTAAAGGTAATACTAAAGCTGCTTTACAAGCAATTGTAGATGGTGACCCTAAACAATTTAGCCCACTAGATAAAGAAGTTGCTAAACGTTTATTGTTGTCTAAGACTTTACCTAAGATTGAAATTGTTGACCAAAGTGTTATTCCTGACGGCGCACCAGCACAATACAACCCTAATACAGATACAGTACAGATTGTTAAAGGCCAAGTAGACTCCCATACTGTGTTACATGAAACAGTCCACGGCTTCTTACATGTAATGATTAAGAACTCTGATGCTCGTGCAGCTAAAGGACTCCAACCTAACCCAATGCTTAAAGGGTTACAAGATATTTATAATGCTGTAAAAGATAATCCAGTATTAGTAGAACAATACGGTTTAAAAGATTTATCTGAGTTCGCTTCAGAAGCTTTTTCTAATCCTAAGTTTCAAGTTGCCTTAGCTAAGATTCCTTACAAGCGTATGAATGTATTTACTGCCTTTGGTCGTGCAGTATTAAAAGCACTAGGAATTAAAGTCGAAGGTAATGTTGCGCAAACCGATGCTCTTACTGCCACACTAATTGCTGCTGAACAAGTAATGTCCCATGGTCGCAACGTGCAAACTGCTGTAGGCACTAAAAGTAATGTAGGTATTGCTCCAACACAGGTAGGTAGTAACGCATTTCAAAAATGGTTTGGGGACTCTAAAGTTGTCGGTGAAGATGGTAGCCCTATGGTTATGTACACAGGCACATCTAAAGATAAAGATTTTACAGCGTTTCGGGTACCTAAAAACGGTGCTTGGTTTACTACTGACCCTACATCTGCCTCTCAATATGCAGTTGAAAACGATAGTATGGGGTATACCTATGAAGGGCGTAATTTAACTCCAAAAAATACTGCCTCAAGAGTTATACCAGCCTATTTAAGAATTGAAAAACCATTTAAAATGACTCAAGAAGTATTTGACGAATACCTACAAACTAGTGAAGGTAAAAGTTATAAAAGAGCGCAAGGTAATTTATTTGAACGTCTACGCATGGAAGGTTATGATGGCGTAGATATGGGTGATGGTATTTGGATAGCTTTATTAGACCCAAACCAAATTAAATCTGCTATAGGCAACAATGGACAATATAGCCAAACCTCAAACCATATAGCTAAACTTGAACGCCTTACTAAGCTAGAAGCTGCGCCTAATGTTGGGCAAAAGATTAAAGATTCTGTTAAAGCTGTTTATGATGCTGACAAGGGCGATGCTTGGACTAAGTTCCGTGTTGCTGTTGTAGACCCTGCATCGGGTTTGGCTAAGCGTTTATCTTCATTACCTTTGTTTAGTAATGGTCAGCTTCGTGCAGATATGTTGCATCATCAGTATGCACAGGTAAACAACATCGTTAATAATGGTATCCAGTCAGGTGTTCCAGTACTAAATGCTGATGGCTCTGTAATTATTAAAGAAACTACAAATAACCTAGCACGCTCTAATGAAATAGCTACTTCACTAAACAATAACCCTAATGTTAAATCATGGGGTGGAAGTGGTATGGAGTATGTAGCTGAGATTGCTCGTATCCTACGTGGCAAAGAAATTATTGCTGAAGACAATGAGCGCCGCCGTATAGCTATTGATGCTATACAAACTGCTGAGAAAAAACTTAAAGACGCTAGGAAAAAAGGTATTACTGGAGCTCAAGCAATTAAACTTAGCAACCAAGCTAAAGCGCTTCAGGCTAAATATAAAGACGATGTAGAAATTAATCGTGAAAAGCAAGTTACCCCTGCACATATTGCATGGGCAGAAGCTCAAGTTAAGGCTGTTCCTCAGGCGCAAGAAGTTCTTAATATTTGGAAGAGTATCAATGAAGCTTTAATTAAACTGCGTGAAGATGGCGGTCTAATTTCTACAGAGCTAGCAGATACCTTGCGTAAGAACAACTCTTATGTACCTTTATTTGCAGCTGAAGAAGATTTAGAAGCTATGCGTGACCCTAACGTAGCTATTTCAGGTACAGGCGCTAAGTCCGTAAGCCAGCTTCATAAACTAAAAGGCTCTGAATTAACTCGTAATATTTGGGAAAACTTATACAAACAGTATGCAATTACTACTGCGGCGGTATTCCAAAACCAAGTACGTAAGGTTGGTATCGAGCAGTTAACTAGTTTAGATGCAGCAGAAATTACAAAGAACGCCAAAGACCCTAAAGTAAATGTACGCTTCAGAGATGCTAATAGTCCTTTTGCAGATTCAAACGGTATCGTAAATGCTATTGTAGATAATCCTAATGAGTTAGCTGCTTTTCAAATGATGCACTATGAGCTTACTCCTGTAATGAAGGGTATGGCTGGGGCTACTAAGTTATTGCGTGCTGGTGCTCTTATAAACCCAATGTACTGGGTTAAACAGCTTATTCGTGACCCATTACATGCTTCTATTGTGGGGGGATATGTAGTTACCCCTGCAGACTCTATTAAAGAATATATAAACATTCTTAAGGGTAACTCTGAAGAAGCTAAGATTTTAGCTCATCATGGGGCGTTTGGTGCGGTGGATAGCACGGTTGACTTACAAACTTTCCTTAAAGGTATTGGAACTGAGAAGACTACTGCCTCCAATATGGACAAAGTATTACATCAAATAATGCGTATGCACGAGGCTTCTGATGCAGCTACTCGTGTATCTATCTATAAAAAAGCTTTTGCTGATGCGACTAGTAAAGGTATGAGTAAAGAAGAAGCTACTACTTTTGCAGTAATGAAAGCTCGTGAATCAGCTAACTTTTCTGTTCACGGTAATTCACAAACTTTAAATAGTATTCGCCAGATGATTCCATTTTTCTCGGCGGCTATTACTAGCTTAGATACTGTTTATCGTGCAGCTACTGGGTATGGTTTAAACCCTAAAGAAAAAGCGGAAGCTAAACGCATGTTTTATAGCCGTGCGGCTATGATGACTGTAATGACTATGGCTTATGCGATGCTATTGCAAGGCGATGAAGATTATCAAAAGCTTCCTGATGATGTTAAAGATGGTAACTGGCTTATGCCAAATCCTATGGGCGGCGGTCATTCTTTTATTAGAATTCCTGTACCATTTGAAGTAGGTTTCTTATTTAAAACTGTTCCAGAAGCTGCAATTCGTTATCTGGCAGATAACAGTACAGGTAAAGAAGTTTTAGCTTCTTATGGCGCTGGCGTTGTGCAAAACCTTCCGGGTAATGGCTTGGTTATTCCACAAGCTGCTAAGCCTATCCTAGAGACTGTAACTAATCATTCATTTTTTACAGGTCGTTCTATTGAAAGCATGAGCGACCAAAACTTACCTGTAAGTAAGCGTGGTCAAAACGCTAGTGAAGTTGCTAAAATGCTAAGTAGTTTTGGCTTAGATAAGATTAACCTTTCTCCAGCCAAGATTGATAATATTATCCAAGGATACACGGCTCAGCTAGGTACATTTGCAGCTAACGCCGCTGATGCCGCCTTAATAGCCACCGAAGGTAAATCAGTTATGTCAAAAAATATCGAGCAGATGCCTGGCTTTAAAACTTTTATGACTAACCCTAATACAAGTAAAGCTGTTGGGGATTTTTATACACTCCAGCATGAGGCTGTAGAAGTTGTTACCGAGTTTAATAAATTAAAGAAAAGCGGTAATCGTGAAGAAGTTATGGCTTACTTAGCTGATGAACGTAATAAGAAACTAATTATGGCTGAGCCTTCTTTGCGTAAAATTCAAACACAGCTAACTACCATTAGCAACCAAGCAAAGCTAATTAAAAACAATGAAAAACTAGACCCTGATGTGCGTTTACAAAAAGTTAATGCTCTAATGACTATGTATGATAAAGTTGCCCAGCAAATGAACGTAGTATTAAAAGCTGCTAAGCTAGAAAAATAAAAAAGACCCCGCTGATTAGGCGGGGTTTAATTACACGAGGAGTAAACGAGGAAGCATTTACACTTCCGAATATACACAAGTATTAGCGTTTACGCCAGAATCTTATACCAATTTTTTCATTCTCAATTACTTCTTTATATACCAGCCGTATACGGCGTTTTTTAGCTTCTTCTAAAATTTCTAAAATAAGAGGCTCAGTATCTAGGGCAGGAATAAAAAAAGAGGAGCCCAGCACCATTGCGTGCCATTCAATAGCAACTGGGACCCCTTCGTTAAAAATCATTCTTGTATAGGTTCTTCAGGAATTATGTTGAACTTAAGTTTGGCTTTCTCTGCATTAAACCCAAGCGCATTGATAGAGAACGTATCAAGCTCAGAGCCTTTAGCCATACCTTTTTTCTTAATAATTGCATCAGAGTCAAGGGCTTTTACTCCATCAATAATTCCTGAGTAACCAATCTGTTTCTTAGTACACCATAAACGTAGCTGGTCAACTGCAATCCATATTAAGCCTGTATCGGGTTCAAAGCGAATCATTAGAGGGCCATATGGTTTCTGTAGCGGTGCTTTAGTTAACCCTGTACGCTTATCGTTAGCATCATCTACTACCAACATATTGCGGTTAAACTCATTTAGATATGCACCCAAACTACCTAATGGGTCAGCCTTCGCAGATTTAACACTTTCACGTAAGGTACTAAAGTATTCAACAGCCCATGCCCAAATCTTAGGAATATCAACCTTAATAAGCCCAAGCTCATTAGCAATCATGCCAGCAGTAAATGCCATAGCCGCACCAGCAGAGTAAAACCGTTGCTTCTGACTGAGCTTAGCATCCGCATCAAACCTTTTCTGCGTTTCATCTAGTAGCTTTTTAACAGTATCTAAATTAGTTAACATATGCTGAATTAGGACTGGTCCAACATGCCCATAGTTATCTTCTAGGATACGGTCAAATAGCTCATCGCTTTCTTCTTTAGACATAGAAGTATCCTGAGGAACCTCCATCTCCACGATACGTAACTGTTCAGATTCGGGTGTAGCCTTTAGAGTGGACATTTTGTCGTGCATACTAGCGTTACCTGAAAAGATAGCTGGCAACGCCCAACGAGTATTGTTCAAACGCATCTCATTAGAGTTAGCTTTCATACGATTATTAGACCGCCCTTGTGATACCCCATAGGCGACGTTACTAACTGCCTCTTCAGACATTTCAGTTACTTCATCAGTGCAAATAGCAATATTATTAAATACCCCAAACTGATGAAACTGGGACTTCATAGTATCTTTTGCTATGAGCATCATATCTGTAGGATGACCCCAAATAGTATTAATCATGCGCTGTATAGAAGTTTTACCAGTAGCTGATTCGTTTGATACTAGAGAAAAGATTAAACCCTTTTGATTTGTAAACTTAAGTAGTGGTGCGCCTAAACCTACAAACAACATAAAGGCTCGCATCTCTTGCCCTTCCCTACCATATACATCTGCTACACGTTTCCACTCCTCCATAGTACCTTTAGGTTTAAACCAAGATACAAAAGGTAGTGTTGTGTTCGATGGAGGGGAGTATTGGATTCCCTTAGCTGATATTTCCTTATCAGCAATAATAAACTTAGTATCGTCATCACACCAGCCAAACTGAGTGCGCATCTTTTCAGTTGTTTCTCGCTCCTGTAAATCTTTTGCAAAAGCTGTTATATAGTTCATAATCTCTGCCATTTCTTTAGCGTTGCCAATAACCCCATGCGGAGCTACTGTGTCTTTAAATCTATCTGTAACCATTAACGATTGGTTTGAGCATGCAAACTCACGTACACCATCCTTAGGCATATGTACTCGCATCCAAACCATGTCACCAAGCTCAGGGTCTTGCATCCGTTTAACAATATAGAAGTCATGTTTAAAGATTAACTTATCTTTTTCTACTTCTTCACCATCGTCGCTAGTAAATCCCTGCTTGTATATGCCACCATTCTTACCACGGAAGTATGGGTATGGTAGCTCGGGAATCTTATAGGTAACTTCTGTTTCAATCTCAGCGCTCTTTAGTACAACTACATTGTCTTCTGCAGTAGCCTTAGCAATCTTAGCGTTAATAGATATTGGGCTCGTAATCTTACCTTTATACTGGCATCCGTCACAATGCCCCGGGTTATTACGCTCAAGGGTTAAACAATGATAAGGACCACCGATGTCATTAGCCTTGTACTCAGTATCTTGGTATGAATACTCGGGGTGATTCTCTGACATCCTATGGATAGCTGATTCTCTGTCTTCGCAAAACTGAGCAATAGATAGCGCTCCACGCCATTGGTTATAGTCAATAGTAGGTTGGTTAGCATAAGCGTAATTAAGCTGGTTACATTCCTTCGACTTCATAATAGCGCCAAAGTTACTAACCTTATTACCTAATAACTTACGGGTAGTCTCATCCATAGGGCGACGAGGAGCTTTGCTTAGGTCAAGTTCAATCTCAATCCCGTGCATTACCTTTGCCCGGAAATCCTCGTACTCCATGGCTGGGCTCTTAGCCATCCACTTAACTTCTAAGGGTGGGTCAGATTTAAAGTTTAGCGTTCCTGGAATACGTAGTACCGCCGCTACATCGGTAATCTTAGTAGCATCTGCAACAATACCTAAACGCTTAAGTTGTTGTCTCCAGTATTCACAGGTCTTAGCCCACTCTTCTTTCTCAACAGCGTTCTCCATCACCCAATGTACATGAAGCCCATTACCTGAGTTGATTACATTCGGCTTAGGTAAACTTAGTTCTGTACATAAACGTTTTACGTCTATAAGGGCTTCTGTTTGGCTTGGGTATCCAGTACCCGCATCAGCATACGACTGACCACAATCTAGGTCTAACCAAAAAGACTTCTGCCATCCTGCATTAATTGCTTTCCTATTTTCGTTTGTAATATATTTCGAGCACCCGAAATAAACATCTTTCTTATCATCTAGTAGTTGCTGAATACGCTCCTCAGCTTCTGCAATAGTCTTAGTAAAATATTGTTTCGGTGTGGTTTTTTTCTTATATGTCCCTATGCAATACCACCCTAAACCTTCTTCGGGTAATATCGTAGAGAGAAAATTATTCCACGAGGTCATTAGCATCCTCAAATTGCGCCGACAATAATCCTGTCAGGGTAGTGGCACGTCCCCCTTCAGTTGGCTTACGCCATTCTTTTTAATAACTTATGAATCTTCATTTGGTGCGTTAAGTTAGGAATACTCTTCCCGACAAACCACGCATATACTGCAGTACGTGATACGCTAAAATGTTTTGCAATCTGCATAACAGGTACATCTTTTTCAATGCAAGTCTTACCTAATGTAACCCCGATAGAAATATCTTCGTTGGCTTTATTAACTAACTTTGCAAACTTTAAGGAATATCCAGTCATATTGTTCTTATTAGGTGGGGCGGGTACTTGTTTATTTCACCCTTTAAGTATTCAAACACCCCGTTAACTATTATGCCCAGTCGTCTAGGACAGCGTTAATATCCTTAGGCGTTTCCGCTTCAGTCTTCTTAACACGCTTGGTTGGCTCAGGCTCGTCTGTTGCTTCTTCGGCTACAACTGGAGCTAGTTTGGCAACAGGCTTAGGGGCTTCAATAGCTACTGCACCATCAATTGCACCAGCAGTTAGACCAATAGCTATCTTAGCCTCAGGTGTTTTACCCTTAGCTAGCGCATTAGCAAACTCATCTTCTTCCAAATAACGTACTGCTTTGAAAGTAAGTTTAGGTGTAGCGCTACTTGTGTCAAAACGCATCTCTGTAACTACTGAAGTTACTGAAACATTGTTTGTACCTAAGAGGCGTACATAGGCTTCCAAAGGTAATTTACCATCAAGCCCCTTACCAAAGATTGATTGCGCTGGTAACGTTAATTGGAAAACATCCCCACGCTGGTCATTCTCTAATACAACGGCAAGACGACGGCTAAAACGACATGCACGCCCTTTACCACTAGGTGCTGAACCATCTACGTTCTGTGGACAATCCTTGCAACTAGCCGCCTGTGGTGCTGTACTCTTAGCATTTGGGCTAATACCATTATCTGAGAAGCAATCAGGCATCTTAGCGCCTTGACCTTCAGTGAAGGTAGCCTCATAGAAAGTACGGGAGTTATATTGAGATGCGCCTACAACTACTACGTTCATCGCACGCTCTTCGTTCTTTGCTACTTCTTTACCTTCAACTACCATACGGAATACAGAACCTTTAATAGAGATACGCTTGATGCTCGTACCCGATTGTCCAGTACCACCCATAAGGGCTCTTGTTGTTTCATCTACACCGCCACGTAAGTGGGCTGGTAAGTTTCCTTTTAACATGCTAAGTTCGTTAGCCATATTACATTTCTCCTTGCTTTAAAAATTTTAAAAATACTGAGGCTGTATTAGCAATCGTTACAGGGTCAGTTCCGGGGGTATGAGCATTTACTGCTAGGCTCAATGAGTTACCCCTCATTTGAATCTCAATCTGAGCATTCTGTTGTATCTCTTGCATTGCCCGTTCTTGCGCCTCTTTAATAACTTCTTGCATACGCTCTTGTTGTTCTACTGTTGCTTCACTCATTTACTTCTCCTCTAGATGTGTTAGTTACTGCATCAATGTCTGCTTTTTTAAACCGCAGTTTTGTACCTACTTTAAAGTGAGGTAACTTCCCTTCCCTACATAATACATAAATCGTTTGGCGAGAGACACGTAGTATCTTCGCTACTTCATCGACTGTCAATGGCAAGTTCTCCATTTTTACTTCCTCCTTACTGTAACTGTATACTTGTTATTAATATTCATGCCAACTGGCATCAATGCTGGGTTTTCATCTAAAAACTGCTTCATATTTGTTGTACTAATACGACGTTCTAATACTTGTGGTATATCGTGCTCCAGTATGAAGTTATACATACTTTCCCAATCGGTTGTTTCATATCTAGTACGTACTGACCTGAATACTGTACCCGCTGGGGTTTTTATGCTATCTGCACCAATGGCTTTACATAACCTTAATAGCTCCTCAGCTACCATATCCATTTGCTCTTCAATCCTATGGTCTTGCTCCTCAAATGCCGCTGATAATTCTTTGCGTTTATCACGCATTTTTATATATACTTCAGCTAGTTTATCTGCTTGTACTTGGTCGCTCATCTCGTTTTCCTCTCTGCTCTTGCGTACCATTGCGTAATTAAATCTTTTAAACTCTCTACGCTATCGCCCCAATCTATCCATCCCTTGTGGGGATTAAACAACTGTACCTTGTTTACTACCATTTCAGCATCCGTATTACCTTCAATCAACACTACAAGAAACCCTGGCTTTTTAGCTAAGTTTTCCAATAGAATTTCTTGCCCTCGGCTAATACTTTCATTTGGTCTTTTCCATTCACCCACTAGGAACGAGCCTTTACGCTCTAATACCATATCTAGATTAGATGGTAGAAACCTTGGATTACTTGGTATTAGCCCGATGAGGTCAGCAAAGTCAATATGCTTCGCATCAGGGTTACGCATTGCTGTCATTATTCTTCCTCTTTTTTCTTATTGTACACCTACTCTTAACAATGTCAACTAAGTAAATCATTATATAACGCCATTATGCTTCCTTGGATATCTTGCTTGTTTTGTAGTGCTTCGTATAGCTTTTTCTCTACGCTTGACCCCTTTAGTCTGATAACAGTACAAGGGTTCTTTTGTCCGCTTCGGTGTACCCGAGCATTAGCCTGTGCATATGTCTCATACGATGTTATAGGACCCCACCATACAATAGTATTTGCCGCATGAAGGGTTACGCCATGACTAGCCGCTTGTGGTTGGATGATAAGAACTCTTGGCTCAGGGGTAGTTTGAAACCTTTTAAATATTTCTGTACGCTTGTTTACAGGAACGCTTCCATCAATAATTTCTGAGGTGTACCCATCTTTTTCTAGGCTATCCTTAATGATTTGAATTGCATGCCTAAATGGTGCAAACACAAGTACCTTATGGCTAGACTCATCAATTACTTCTTTAAGTACTCTAAGGCGGTTACTGGCATCAAACTCTACAATTTCACCTGTATCTGAATACACAGCCCCACAAGAAAGCTGAAGTAGCTTATTTAGATTTGCCGCCGCATTTACTGTAGTTATTTCTTCCCCTGCCGCTTTGACAAGCATTTGCTTACGGAGAATATCGTAATACTTCTGTTGCTGTGCGGTTAGAGGGACTTCCCGCGTTTGGTATGTAATCTCAGGTAGGTCTAGGCATTCTTCTTTGGTAAAACGTATGGCGGGTTGTAGTACCTTATGTACTATATCTTCTGAGTTAAGTTTTGGAACCCACTTAAACATTGTAATCTTCTGCATTACTTGGTCTCTAAAATGCGAAAAGAATTTAGGTACTCCTGATGGGTTGACTAGCTTAGCAATACCATACGCATCCACAGGAGACTGTGCGGCAGGTGTACCAGTCATCATCCATAACCAAGTATGTGGTTTGATTAGCGAGTTAAATACCTTCCAGCGGTTTGTAGTAGGGTTTTTATAGGCATTAGCTTCGTCTACAATAATCAAGTCAAAGTTAGCATCCGCAATAGCATCGGCAACAATTTCTATTCCATCGTAGTTAATAATGACAAACTCAGCCCCATCTTCAATAATCTTTTTACGCTTATCTTTAGAGCCATAGGCGGTATCTACCCTACGATGTATAGCAAACGTAAACAAGTCTGCACGCCATGCGGCATCCATAATGGATAATGGGCAAACAATTAAGACCCGTTTAATTAACCCTAAGTTCATTAAGTAGTCAGCCGCCCATATAGCAGAAGCGGTCTTACCAGTACCTTGTTCGTTAAACACAAAGGCTCGGCGGTGTAAGGTTAGAAATGCTGATGTAGTCTTTTGATGGTCAAATGGTTTGAACTGCCCAGGCCAAATATATTGCCCTTCTATAGGAGATGGGACATTACGAACTTTAAGGTTTTTTAATACTTGCATTTCTTCCAAGCCCCAATGGACTAGGACTTCGTGATAGTTCTCTCCTTCCGAGCGTATAAGTTTGCTCTTAGGAATGACTGACGTAATGCGGTCAGGGTCACGCACCTTAAGCATTACTGCTTTGTTGTTAATGATTTCCAAAACTCTCTCCGATGCAAGTTAGCCTGAAAGCGGTGTCCGCTTCAAGCTTTATTATTTATCTAGTCTTTCCCAGTGCCAGTTAGCTCATT